GTGAGGAAAGGACAGCCGACGCTGATGCGGAAGCTTTAAGGAAGTTCCTAGAGAGTAACGATCGTTGCTCTAGCTGGGAATTGCACGGCAATAACTCCATGGACGAAATTCTCCTTGGCACGGTAAAATCCGTTGCCTGGGAGTTTTTCAATCCGGGTGGTTATCCACTTGAGCTAGGGCCCAACAGAGTCTTTTATAAAGGCATTGTTGGGCCCGGTGCAAGTGTCGGGGCTCTCGCAAACGACTTCTATACGAAGATGTATGCGGGCCCGATTTCGTGCACTGATCAGAGTTTGTACACATGGTACAATGCGATGATAAAAAGCTTCCCGACGTGGACCGCAGCCGAAAAACTGCGAATGTCTGCGTTTGGTGAGCCTCTCATCGTACAAGGTAATCGTCTTAGCTTCGTTCCAAAAACGACTAAGGTGTCCCGCAGCATCTGTGTTGAGCCCACATTAAATATGTGGTATCAATTAGGGTGCTACGAAATTCTCTCGCGTCGGTTACTCAGTCGATTCGGAATTGACTTGAGCGATCAACAAGAGAAGAATCGGACACTTGCATGCCGCGGTTCGATCGATGGCTCCTTTGGAACCATCGACCTTGAGTCTGCTTCAGACTCTGTGGCAACAAAGATGCTAGAATGGCTGTTACCATCTTGGGTCTTTAGAGACCTAAGTAAGTATAGGTCACCTAGCGTTCGGTTGCCCGATAGCGACGTGCGCACGCTTCACATGTTTAGTAGCATGGGAAATGGTTTTACATTCCCATTACAGACTATAGTGTTTACGTGTGTTGTTTTGGCTGTGTACAGGGTATTGGGTATAACACCCTTACGCCCAGATACGGGATTCGGCAATTACGGAGTCTTTGGCGACGACATAATATGCGTAGCGAATAGCTACGACTATATTGTCCGTTGCTTAGGGCTCCTTGGTTTCCGAGTTAACAGCTCAAAGTCCTATAACTTAGGACCGTTTCGGGAATCGTGCGGCGCTGATTACTACCGCGGACGAAACATCCGCGGTGTCTACTTAAAAAGTAGTCAGCTTCCGTCGATTTTCGCTGCTATAAACCAGCTTGTACTTTTCACATCAAGGACAGGGGTCTGCGTTCCTTCACTCTCGCAATTATTGCGAAGGAAGGTTCCGTGGAACCCCATACCTTTGTGGGAGAATGACGATGCTGGGATTCGCACTCCACTATCGTTCTTTACGCCTCGGACGGATTTAAATGGCTCGTATGCATATTATGCGTATAAACCAATACCGTCTGTCTTGAGAGTAAAAGATGATAGAGTTGTAGCTCCCAAGCGTTCGAAGAAGAGATTCTTTAACGAATGGGGTTTACACTGTGCGTTTCTAGCGGGGAGACTAACTTCCATGACTATTCCGATCAGGCATGACCGGGCTAGATACAGGAAGAAGCTTTCCGTTGCACCAAACTGGGAATATTCCTGGCGTGATGTTACGGAGACGTCGGCGTCGAGAGACGCAGGCGGATGGAAGCGGTGTGAATCCGCTTTCTACATGAACCTATAGGACG